GTCGTGCCGCGAATGAAACTGGTGCTCCAGAATGAGATAGTTTCCTGTGCTTTGAGGTCATCATACAATGTCTGATACTCTCTGTCAGTTGAGAGGTCAAACATATTCCTCACCATATTCTTGTAAGGAATCTCATAGAGCTCTGCCTTATCATCATGGGTGCCAGGTAGGAATCCAATCTCTCTACTAGGAACAAGTGAGCGAACGATATAAACTTTCTCGTATGGTGAATACTCATCGAACACTTCCTTGAGTGCTAGGTAAAGAGCAAGGAATGATTTACCTGTACCAGCACAACCATAAGCAAAGATACATTTGCCACTTTCATATGCACCAAAGAATCTCTCCTGTGCTGGTGTCATTGGCATGATTGCCTCAAGATGTTCTGAATTGCGTCCTTTATTACGCTTCACCATCTTGCGACTGGGTTGCTTTGGTTGTTGTGCGCTGCGCGACTTTCTAGATCTTGGCATATTAGTTGTACTTTTGTGTGATAGTGGTATTATTTGGTGCGTGTTTTGCGATTTTGTTTCTTATAATATCGTGGAAACCTGGATGAGTTTTCTTCATCTTGTCTCTCCAATCACCAATGCCATCTTGTGCTGAACCAGGAACAGTAGATGGATCACTCCAGTCTCTATCCCAGTCAGGATTATCTACCTTCCACTGGTCCCAATCGTGAACACTCATACTGACTTGCTTTTGCTCGCCAGTAACTCTATTAACTACTGGGTACGTCGCCATTCTCTTTCTCCTTATTAAATCCAAATCTATCTAGTTTAGTTTGTGCTCGCTGTTGTTGTGCCAGTTTACAGATGTTGTCCATCACCTTGAGTGTATCTTCAACTGATGGTTTCTCATTAATAGCACACAATCGTACACGAACTTCCTGATATAGAGGCAGGAAAATATCTGCTGCCTCTTGTACTTCTTCAAGTGTTAGGGGTTTGCTTAGTTCCATTCCATTGCCTCCGCTACGTCTGGGAATACTTCGATGAATAGTTTCTTTGCTTCATCAGCAATCAACTTGTGTTCTTTCTGTGTGCCATTGCCACCACGAAGGTCAATGTAATGAATCCACGAACGACAGTTGCCTTTCATGTACAAACGGGTTGGGGTACACAGGGGGAGCACATTACGAGCACACTCCTTTGCCACACCTCGCTCAATCATCTGAGTATACAATGCGTCAGCAGAATCAAACAGAGTTTGCATCTGTAGTTCCAAGGACTGCTTCTCGAACTCATCTAGATCATCAGTAGAGTTCTGTCGATTCTTTGTGTCTTGCCTACGAAGTTCAGGCAGTTTAATCTCACCAAGAATATCAGTAGCAGCATACCGCTGTGAAAATTCTTGATAACAGAACGAACGGTGCCGCAGGATTTGCTGGGCGATAGCACGGGTAGTGTTGATCTCAATCGTCATGTCTGCTTGCTCGAAGATGCTCCAGTGCTTCTCTCGAATACAATACCGAAGCAGACCAGCAGCAGTATCAAAGTTCATCTGATTGCCTGGGTTAGATACCCTAGCAGTGTAAGAGATAATCTCCTGTCCACTTTTACCTTCTAGTTTTCCATAACCTTGACTAACAGCAATCACTTCACAATTCATGGGTGTCCTCCACAACTTCAACATCAACAGATTCTACAACATCTTCCTCAGGTTGGGAAGCGATAGTGGACTCTATCTTAACTGGATCAGGCAGGTTGAGATACTGACCGAAACCATTGTTCTGCCTGTCTCGTATTAGTTTATTTGTTTTTTCGAGATTGCGAAGGTCGGACTTCAATTTGTGTAACTCTTCATCATTATAAAGATGTTCTTGCTTCAATGCTTTTTTAATTTGCTTAATATAAGCTTTGAAATCTACTACAGTACTCATGTAATTCAATTCAGGATGTTCATAGTGTAGCACGATGTGTGCTGTTTGTCAATCAGGGTATCCGTCGTCGTCATCCCCAATGTAGGAACCAGATGGTTGATAAGCATCCGTGTCGGAATAAATCTCCACCTCTAGTTCTTCAATGACTTCTTTAAGTCTATGTAATATTTCTTTTAAGTTTCTTCTATCCACTAGTATCTATCGCAACAATACTATATCTATACAAAAAAAGAGGGGAGTGTCCCCTCTAGTTCTATATTATAACAAATATATCATTTGTTGTAAGTATGACCGCGATAGCAGAAGGTGCCGTGAATTTCTTCACTGCCCTGCTTGCACTCATATACTACACCACGATAAGCGGTGTGGGAAATTTGTGCATCGTGCAGTGCTGCTGCTTTTTGGATCTGCTTCTTGATAAGGGTAAGTGTGTTCATTGTCAGTCTCCTGAAATACTAGGGTGGTTTATTCCCCGTTCCTTCAGTCGTTTGCGTCCCACTTACACTCTTTAGTATAATCCTTTACGGTTTCTACTAACTCTATCCGAATTGGTTCGGGTAGATCTTTATTCAACTTAATCTTCAGCATGATAGCATCAGATTGTTGACAAGAAAGTGTGCTTGATAGAAATAGTTCTAACATGGGATGAACGCTCCGTTCCGCGACTTACTTGCGTCCACAGGGATATGAAGTCCCTTTGGATGAACGATATAACTATTTATTTTTTTTCTTCGCCTCCGGTGGGGCATCATGCATGTTACTCCACAATTTAGCGGGTATCTTGCCTTCAGTCCAGTCCATTGATTGAATACAATGCCCGAAGGTATCGTAGTAGGCATCAAAGATGTTTCCTCTCAACCCACGGACTACATCATACCACTGCTCCTCCCCGTTGTCAAGCGTCAATAGGTAACTGTCACGGGGTAGAGACGTGTCCTTTGCTGCCTCTGGCGTACAGTTCTGAACTATAATCTTAATCATATAGTTCTCAAGTCGTTTGATCTGTTCAGAATTAAATGTCATGCACGTTTGTTCCATAAAATTTGGGGGAATGCTTCAGCAACACATTGCTGAGTAATCTTCCACCTTTTACCAAGTTGTTTATCCATCACAAGAGTAATTACCTCTGCCTCTCCAGGACTAAGAGATTCTAACATTTGAATAAACATTGATTCCTTTTTCATTCTAGACATTGCCGGAGCTCCGCCCTTGAAAAAGACATACAATTTTTTATATTCAACTTGTAAATTAGTTCTGTCAGCCTCCTCATACTTGTCATCTGCATAAGGTACTGGACCCTCAGGCATATCACTTACAATACTTTCATTAAAGTTTGCGATTAGAATTGCTCTGAGGGCAGGAGAATTGTGTGTCTGCAGAAGTCTTATTTTTTCTGCTTTTGTTTTGGCATTACTAACTTTTTGTAGCACTTCGTTGATCTTTAATTTCATTTCACTTCAGTGGTATGTGTTGATATTTAGTCGTCGTAATCATCGTCATCATAACCTTCGTCGGCAATGAAACGAACTGAATACAACTCTTCGTTGATAACTATGCCATCATCATCGTACATCTCAGGATGCATCTGGACTTGTGGTTGCTGCGCTTGTAGATAAATTCCGAAGACATCGTTGGCAATCCAACCAATAGTTGTGCCGAGGGCGAGTGATCCAAGGATCATAAACGATGTCAATACTACCGTTAGTGATGCGTCCATTTCTTACTCCTAGATTACTTGTTGTCCTCCCAAGTAAATTCTAGTCGAAACGAAAAGACTTTTCTCAGGAGGGTGAATGTGTTCTTAACTTTTAGACCACTTGTTTCTGATCTCTTCTGTCCTCTCCTGAGCATCAGCTCAACACCTTTATTTATCTGTAAATCCTCACTCATTTTTTTGAAGAAATCAAACCTTTATCCATAAACATTTTAGTAGTAGTAATTAAATCTACCACCTCTCCATCAATAACAATGATTGGATACCCAACCTGTTCGGGAAACATTTCTCTTACTTCATCAACTGAAATATTATACCCAACATTTTTTAATGTGTATTCAACATTAGCCATTTTCATGAGTGTCTTTGCTCTATTGCACCATTTGCAACCTGGAGATGAATATAATTCTATTTTCATCGTGATTTAACAACTACAGTATGTATTATACAATAAAAAAGCACCCCTGTCAAGGAGTGCTGTGACAGTTGTGGAAGTGGTCTTATTAAAGGTTTAGTCTGCGTAAGATGCTAGAGATTGATTGTTTTCATCATACAGAGTAGCAACAACATCAGGATAGTCACTAATAATATTATCAAAACTACCACTTCCAGCAAATGTTAATCCTGATTCATCTTCAAATGATTCAATACCTATACTAGTTGTTCTACGTTGTGTTCCTTTATCAGTTTGTCTGACTCCAGATACACTGAACTTCAATGATGTGCCACCAATATAAGTATCATCATATGGTGAATCAGTTACTTGGATATCAAACATACCATCGCCACGATGAGTAATTTCAAACTCATCCTGAGGTAGTTTGCTTTCGAGTCTGTTTATTCTATTTTGGATTCTTCGAACTCTTCTTGGGTTTGTAATAGGATCTAGATCTTCTAATTTTTCTTCCAGTCTATTAAGTCTGGAGAAAATAAGATCAAACCTATCGGTTGAAATAGTCATGATGGTAAATGAGGACGACAGTAAAAACCCATTCACTGAATGAGTCAGTATTACCGCTCGTCCTCTATTTATTACAGTGCGTTGCCTCTAGGAAGAACTTCTTCTGGGAATACGAAGTTCTCATGTGGTTGATCCACTGGTGCCATCCAAGCACGAAGTCCTTCATTCAAGAGAATGTTCTTGGTGTAGAAGGTTTCGAACTCAGGATCTTCTGCTGCTCTGATTTCCTGCGATACGAAGTCGTAAGCACGGAGGTTAAGAGCGAGACCAATGATACCAATAGAAGAAGTCCAAAGACCCATGACGGGTACAAAAAGCATAAAGAAGTGAAGCCAACGCTTATTACTAAAGGCAATACCGAATATCTGTGACCAGAAACGGTTAGCAGTAACCATCGAATAGGTCTCCTCTTCTTGAGTAGGCTCGAATGCCTTGAATGTATTTGATTGTTCACCATCTTCAAACAAAGTATTTTCTACAGTAGCACCATGAATAGCACAGAGAAGAGCACCACCCAGGATACCTGCTACACCCATCATATGGAACGGGTTGAGCGTCCAGTTGTGGAAGCCCTGTAGGAATAATAGGAAGCGGAAAATCGCTGCAACGCCAAACGACGGCGCAAAGAACCAACTGGACTGTCCGAGAGGATACATGAGAAAAACAGACACAAAGACAGCAATCGGACCAGAAAAGGCGATAGCATTGTACGGACGGATACCTACTAGTCTACTTATCTCAAATTGCCTGAGCATAAATCCTATGAGAGCGAAGGCACCGTGGAGCGCCACAAAATTCCAGAGTCCCCCAAGTTGGAACCAACGGATGATGTCTCCCTGAGCTTCTGGACCCCATAGAAGA